ATCCGTGGCCACATTATACGGTTGATAACTTTTTACCAAAAGAAACATTTGATCTATTAGTAGAGCTACGCGATCACCCAAGTTTTAATTTTGTTGATTGTAATGAAAATGGAAGGGTGATAGTTAAGCCAACTAAAAACCTTCCATCAAAAAAAAATTTGTTAATTTCGTTAAGTAATCCTGAGATATCAAAAACAATTGAACAGAGTGTTAAAGATCATTTACAAGGTATACTTCCCGACAAATATTGTTGCATTCCTGATTTAATTAGATGTGACCCTAATTATTATTATCATCCTCATGTGGACCATAAGGATAAATTATTTTCTATTGTAATATTTTTATACCCTCCTAAATCTGATGCTACTATATTAATGGATAAGGGAGTGGATTATAAAGTTGAATGGAAACCAAATAGAGCTTTAATTATTAAAAATGAACCACATACAATGCATTATTACCATAACAAAACCATTTATCCAAGACTTACAATGAATGTTTACATAACGTCTAAGCCTGGAGGGTTCAATGTTGCATTAAACCCTAGGGTTTAATCTTGCTACTTCTGATACTTAATAAATAAATAATATAACGAGGATAATGCTATGGCAATCCAAAAAAGTTTTTTATCACCACTAGGCTATCAACTGGCCATTAAGAAAATACCTAACACAATATTTAATTGTGTGTCAGTTAATATACCTGGTATCACTGTAGAGGATGCTGAACTTCAAACACCATTCAAGGTTGTCCGTTATCCAGATAAGGTAGTTTACAATGATTTTGTTGTTAGATTTAAGGTTGATGAAGATTTAACAAACTACATAGAAATTTTTGATTGGATGCATGAGATTGGTAGACCAGAACAATTCAGCTCTGGTAGTGCAAACCCTTTATTTCCTAATGACCTCTATAGTACCTATGCATCAGATGGTACACTCCTAATTCTTAACTCTGCTAACAAACCAAATGTTGAAATTAGATTTAGAGATCTATTCCCGGTAGTACTTAGTGATATTGAATTTACATCACAAGAAACTGATGTTGCATATATTGATGCAACAGTAAGTTTCAGATGTTTGCTGTTTACTGTTCATGTCACATAGTGTATAATATACCTACTGGTATGGTAGGAACTTTATTATGAAGCTTGAAGAGATATTTGGTGAATGGGAAAAAGATAGCAAAGTTGACCGGACGGAGCTCGGTGACGTTGCATTGAACATTCCTAAACTCCATCACAAGTACTTTAAACTATTTTCTCACGAACGTCTACTGCTTCGAAAACTTGAACAAGATATGAAGAAGCTAAAGAGGCTAAAGTGGGAATACTATACAGGTGTCCTCGATCAAGAGACGCTTGAAGAAATGAAGTGGGAACCGTTCCTACAAAAAATTCTAAAACAAGACGTTCCCACATATATTGACAGTGATTCAGATATCATTACACTGAATCTTAGAATTGCTGTCCAGCAAGAGAAGATTGATGCTCTTGAATCAATTATTAAATCTATTATGAATCTAGGCTTCCAGGTCAAAAGTGCAATTGACTGGGAGAAGTTTAAAATAGGTGTGTAGTGAGCAAAAGAAAACTGCAAACTGGTGAAGAGGTGGATGAACTACCTAATCCTATCTTTTTAAAAGTATATACAAAATGCCCAGAGAAATGGATGCTAGTGGATCTCGAGACTGGAGAGCGCTATATTGGTCATAAGACAGAAGGCAAGAACTCTTGGAATAAATTAAATCAAGATCAAGAGTATGGATTCTGGAGTGTATTGAATAATGACTGAATCTGTACTTATTTCAAAATTTAATGATGTGTATGTGACAATTGATTGTGATGCTAGTGTTGCAATGGAGCTAAAGGATTACTTTACCTTCAAGGTTCCTGGTTACCGCTTCATGCCTGCCTATCGCAACAAAGTATGGTCAGGCGATATACATCTATTCAATCCAATGAGTAGAAGAATCTATACTGGATTGATTCCCTATATAAACAAGTTTTGCGAAACGCGAAACTACCAAGTTGTTTTTGATAAGAATGTTGATGGTTTTGCTGATATTGACGAAGAGTCAGTAGTCAGCTTTATTAAGGGTCTCAATCTACCATTCAGGCCAAGAGGATATCAGCTAGAAGCATTCCTTCATGCCATTAGAACAAAAAGATCACTATTAGTATCACCAACTGCCTCTGGTAAGTCGCTTATCATCTATATGATAACTAAGTGGTTCCTAGAGCACTATAAGGTATTGATTATTGTACCAACTATATCCCTAGTTGAGCAGATGAAAGGAGACTTTGTATCCTATGGTGGTGATGAAAATGAAATTCATACCATCATGTCTGGTAGAGAAAAACATTCAGATCTACCAATTGTAATATCAACCTGGCAATCAATCTATAAGATGCCAAGACAGTGGTATGAGCAGTTTGATGTTATCATTGGCGATGAAGCTCACCAGTATAAAGCTAAGTCACTAACATCTATCCTTGAGAAGATGACAAAGTGTCCTATTAGATTAGGGTTCACCGGTACTCTTGATGGTACACAAACCCATAAGCTAGTTCTTGAAGGATTGTTTGGTGTAGTTAAGAAAATAACAACTACTGCTGAACTTATTGAGCAAAAGTATCTTGCTGACTTTAAAATTCAATCAATTGTGTTGAAGCATACGGATGCCAACAAGAAACAATATAGTAGATGTGAATACCATGATGAGATTGACTTTCTTGTCCAAAACGAGACTCGGAACAATTTTATATCTCAACTGTCTTTACATCTGAAGGGTAACACCCTCATTCTCTATCAGTTTGTAGAGAAGCATGGTAAACCACTCCACGCAATGCTTACAAAACAAAATAAAGAGGACAGACATATCTTCTTTGTATCTGGAGAAGTAGAAGTAGAGGATAGAGAGCTTGTAAGAAAGATTACAGAGAAAGAGGACAATGCAATTATCGTGGCCTCATATGGTACGTTTTCAACTGGTATAAATATTAGAAACCTACACAATGTTGTGTTTGCTTCACCTACTAAGTCTAGAATCAGATCTCTCCAGTCTATTGGTAGAGCACTAAGAAGAGGTGATAATAAGCAACAAGCAACATTGTATGATATAGCTGACGACCTTTCCTGGAAGAAAGCTAAGAATCATACCCTAAAGCATTTTATTGAGCGAGTGGGAATTTATACTAGTGAGAAGTTCGATTACAAAATCACGAGCTATCAGCTGAGGTAAGTTATGGCAGCATTTATTCTTATCAAACTGGGCGATGAAGACTCATTTGTTATTGGGGAAATGCACAACGAAACAGAAGACGATGTCGTGTTAAAGTACCCTGTTGTAATTAGGCTGAAGACTACAATCAACCAGACAACAAATGTTACAACTTCTAAGCTAATGCCTTTCTCTGAGAATAACATTGTAGCATTGAAGAAATCTGCTATTGTTGGATTCTCTAAACCTAATGAACGAATCATTAAATACTATCTAAGATTCTTAGAACGATTCCAAAAGTTACTTGATGAGAACTTAGAAAGAGACATTTGTGGTCTACAAGAGGATTATAATGATAGTCCTCTAGATTACGAACTTGATGATGAAGATGATTCAGATAGTGTAACAATTTCTGCTCAGCCTACACCTCTATTACACTAATAATATATCTGACCCCCACAAGGGTGATTATACATCTAAAAATTTAAAAGTCAACAGGTTGAACTAACTATCTGAATAATATATGATATCTAAATTAATTGAAAGGATTTGTAATGACTGAAGTAAAAGAAAAGCTGAACCATTACGTTAGTAATGATGAGTTCTATAAGGCTATAGTAGAGTTTAAGAAAAAAGTTCTAGTTGCAGAGGCTCAGGGTCTATCAAAACCTGTGATCCCACATTACATTGGCGATTGTTTGATCAAGATCGCTAACAAACTTTCCTATAGCCCTAACTTTATTAACTATACATTCCGCGATGAAATGATTGCGGATGGTTTGGAAAACTGTATTAACTACTTCCATAACTTTGACCCCGATAAGTCTACAAACCCTTTCTCTTACTTTACCCAAATTATTTACTTTGCCTTCCTTCGCCGTATTCAGAAAGAAAAGAAGTATATGTATGTTAAACATAAGGTCACCCAGCAGAAGATGGTCAGCCATGAATTGATGAATCTTCAGGAGTTAGATGAACTTGGTGAGTTTGATATTGAGATTACAGACTACACTTCAAACGACTATATGGATAACTTCATTGAACA